TCGTAGTCAGCACGTGTTGCACGACTAGACATATAACCTGGTCCAAACTTTAATGTATCAGTTGCATAATCAAAACTCGCACGACCATATGTTGTACCTAATTGATAGTTAGATGATTCGTTAAAATCTAATGGACTACGTATATGTAAAGGATAGTAAACTTCTTCACTACCAGATACATCTATGTAGTATGCATCTAATATTACTTTTGTTCTATTTGGTAAATTGTACTCATCTGTTTTTGCAGTCACTTCACCACTAGTTATTGTATGTGTATATACAAACTCATCATATACTGATTGAATAGTATTACCGAATAGCTCTACAGCTATATTAACTAAATCATTTATAACAGTATCAATACCACTAAAATTTCTACCAATAATACTTTTTACTTTAGTTCGTATGTTACTTCTATCGTAATTTAATTCACTACGCATTATTTACCACCATTTGCTTCTACCCAGTCTTTTTTAACTTTCTCTCCACCAGGTATTTTATAGTTATTTGTATTTCTAACTTCTTCTCTTACGTCTCGGTTTGCTCCTATGTTATAATCACTGAGACTACCGATGTTCATATACTTTGTTTCAAATATTATATGGTCTTTAATTCTTTGACATAATGTATATCCCATATAACTAAATACTTTTTTATTGCCAGTAAATCCTGCTCTACTTGCATTAGATAATTTGGTAAATACTAATTGATACCAAGCGTTATCTTGTTCAGTCCATGACCTAACAAATTGCATAAGTTCTGAATTTGGTTCTGCTAATAAATATAATAATTCTAATTCTAAATCTGATTCCGTCATGCAATTAAATGTAGGACCAGAGGACAAGACTCTACAAATCTTGCCCTCTTTGTCCAATGGATTAAAGTGCACTCTGTTTAAGTGAACTCTATACCACATTTAGGCAACTCCATTACCGTCAGGAATTAACTCGTAATATACAAGATAATATCCGTCACCAGCTGTTGAGCCACCAGCACCTTGTACTTTTCTTTCGAAATGTAAGATGTCAGTGTCTTGTACAAAGAACGGAGTTAAATCCGCTTCTATTGTAACACCAGCTGCTGTAGTATTTGGAACTGTCAATGTTACTTTCTCAGCTCTAGATACACTGCCTACTGTGTCAGTAAAATCTAATGATACTACTGGGTCAGTAGATGTAGCTACAACTGCAGTTTGTACGATAAATTCAAATCTATGGATAACCATAGGATGATTCACTTTGAAGGTAAAATCATCACCAACTGAACCGTCAAGGTCAGCTGATACAGGAATTATCATAGCATTTACTTTACTATTAAAAGCCATTTTTATTTACCTCCTAGTCGTTAGAATGAATTCTAACTAAATGATATTCACCGTCAGTTGAATTAGTCCAAACTTTTTTGAACCCTGTCAGTGCGTTCCAGGCAACACCTGTGAATCTACCAAAGTCCCAAGATTCTATCATAGTAGATTCTGCTTGTGCAAGCACCTCTACTACTGGCTCGAATCCTAAGATAATTGCTTCACCATTGTGTGATGACCCACCGATTGTGTTAGAAAGAACATTGTTCTCTTCTACCATTCTCATTCCAAAGTATTGACCAATTTCACCATTAATTAACGATTCTGGTTGGTCATATTTGTGTAAGTCTACAATGCTTCCGCTTGCAGTATCTTCAAATAGTTTTGCCATTGCAAATGGTGAGAACACACCTAAGTAATTGTTCCCATCATATTTTGGTACATTATCAGTTTTAAGATTTCTGATAAGGTCTCTTATGTGTGCAGATGTAATACTTGCGCCTGCACCTGTGCTTACAGTTCCATCTTTATCTAATGTTCCTGCACTTGCTGATGTTGGTGTGTAGAATACGTCAGCGTTTTGGAATTCAGTACCAGCAATCTTATCCATAGATTCAGCAACGTTCATACTTAATATTTTTTTCAATGTTTCATCAACAGAGTATTCCGCGAGTGTTTGTGCTTTTCTAGTGTAAGATACACCGTTACCATATTCGTTTACTGTAGCGACTACAAAACCAACATTTGGTTTTTGCATAGGTAATGACTGTAGTTCAGAAATTGTACCAGTTGCAGTACCAAGTTTTTGATACTTTTCGATTTCAACTTGAGAACCTTTGTTTTTACCATATGATTGAATTGGCTTAGACAGTGTTCTAAACTGCATCATGTTACCAGCTTGAAATCTGATATCAGAATCAATTTTAATTTTCGCAAGTCTAGCCTCTTCATTTAAGTAGCTTATAGCTCCTTGTGGCATAATCAATAACCTCCTTTATAAATTATTGTTGTTTTCTTCTGATAGTTGTCTGTTGTCTATAACGCTTTTCTAGAAACTTAAAATATTCGTTGTCGTCTCCTAGAGGAGCATCGTTTTCTGGTGACAATAAATTACCATCAGGTGTTGGAGAAGGCTGCCCTGCTACGTCCATTTCACCTTTTGGTGATACTTTTGTAGCAACTTCCTTCTCTTCTGTTTCTTCTTGTTTTTCTTCTTGTTTGTTGCGTACCTTGTTAAATTTATCTAACGCACTAGCAAATCTTTCTTTTACTGGTGCATCTTGTGCTGTTGCAAGAAGTAATGCATCAAATACTTCTACCTCTTCTGGTGTCATTGTTGATACATATTTTTCATGTAGTGTAGATGCTTGAACCATATTTGATGTTAATTCCATCTGTTGTTCTGGTGACATCTTTGACATGTCTACCCCGGCTGGAGTTAACCTAGCTGCTGCGTCTTTAGCAGTTATATTGACTCTTGCATCGTCACTATTCGTTTGTGGTGTTGTCTCTTCTGACATTGTTTAATACCTCCATCATTTCTTCGGGTGACATTTGTGCTTGTCCATTGGCTTGTGTTGGATTTGCCATTGGTTGTTGTGGTTGTTGTGGTTGTTGTTGAGCTCTTTCTTGTTGTTGTCTCAATACATCCATATTTAATATATCTTCAGGTAGTTCATCAAATGATTCAAAAATTCTTTCTACAAATTTAATTGGGTCAATTGCACCAGCAACTTGTGGCATGTTACCTATAACATTTACTATCTGCATTAATTTGTTAAAGTTTGTCATTTTCAGAACTTTACCTGATATACCTCTAACAACTATTCTAGCTTCTCGTATAATATTCATACGTTCATTAAACGATAGTCCTAGCAGTTGTTTAATTGGGCTGTCCTCATCTTGTGTATACATAGGTTCATGCGATACGTCGTCTATATAAATTAACTCTGTATGTAATATCATTTCTAATGATGGTTCAATAATACTACGCTCTATCTCACTAGCTATGTCTGTAAAGAAACTAGCAGTCTCTTGTGACTTTTGACTAATCTCTTGTGCTGTAGGTCTTCCTTTACTTGTTGGTTGTCCTTGGAAAAATTCGTTTTGAAAAGACCTATTTTGTATTAACCTATCTATAACAAATAATAAGTTTGTTGCGTTAGGATTTAAGTTTTGATTATATACTTGATTAATTGTATTAGGAGCTGTTACAGGATACAAACGTCCTGGTGTTATAGAACCAAAGAGGTGAGCTTTACCACTCTCAACATTTGTAGAAACTAATTCATAAACTCCTAATGTTGACATACGAAAAGCATCTAATAATAAATTCATGCTTTCTACATATGATGATAACAAACTTCTTAGTTTAGATATATAACCTCTTCCGTAACGTCCTTGTAATACTTTCATTGGAAATCCACATACATATGGGAATCTTCCGTTTGGTAAATTGTTTTTACCATAATAAACAACTGTGTCATCGCCGGCTATAATAAAATGTACATTACGGTCTAACACAGCGCCTCGTTTGTCTGAAATATATTTTGCATATACATAACAAAGTTTTACTTGAGATAAATGATTCTCTTCTTGGTCTCCATTATACATCATACTTCTCATAACTTTGTTTGTATTAGTCCAACCATTTACTCTAGCTAATCTTTCATAGTCAGCTAAGCTAACAGTTTTCATTTCTATAATATAACTATCACCATTAGGGTCTAGCATTATGTTAAATGGGTTTACTGCTTGTACAGAAGTTTTACCCAATATTTCTGATTGCTCTTCTATTTCACCACTAGCTTCGTTTACCTGCGGATAAGTTTGTTCATCGTAGGTGTATTTAATTTTTGTATAATATGGACTTGTTAGTAATGAAAATTTAAGTGCATCTCCAAAAACTAATGGAAACTTATTGTTTGATAAAACTTGTTGCATTAGTTTATTCATAGCACTTTGATATGATTTGTTTGGGTGTTCTATTGTAAAATATTTATTATCAGTTGACATCAATATACGCACAAAGAAGTTAGATAATCTAACAACTAAGTTATCAACTACTGGGTCTTTAATCTTTGTTTGCCAATCTAGTTTGTTGTCAAAGTTATATTCATCCATATAAAAACGCATGTTCTCACGCCACTCTTGCGAGTTTTGTGTAAACACTGGTTCTGCTTGATTTTTTATGTAGTTGAAAAAACTTAATATTGTTTCTGGTTTTACACTCAATTTAATGTCCTGCCTCTTTCTCCAAACTTCATATCAAAATATTCGGGCTCATTTATTGGAATATCATCTGTATTAACTAATCGTTTAGATATGTAATACAAACCTAACTTAAATGCATCAGATATGTGTTCGTAATATTTATCTCGTTTAGGTACACCATTTTCGTCTCTTGTATAATTAGATAATGTTTCACAAAGAAGTTGTGCGTGTTTAGAATCTATCTGTATTCTAGGTATACCTTCTGCTAATATTTTTAATTCTTCATTAGCTAACACTACACTCGTATCTCTCTTTACATACACTACATCTGTTTGCAATCCTTTGTTTTCAAATATCATTGCACTAGTGTTAGGAGATACATCATACTTTCTGTTTGCGTCGTGTGGTAACAAATCCATCGTGTTTAATAACTTTGGAAATGTTTCTGTTTGTTGTACAGCTACTTGGTCTATAAAATCTGTTAGCTGTATATTTTTTCCTAATATTGCCATTAGGATATTTTTACGCCCTACTTTGTCTACTTGAAAAATTACACAAGCAGGTCTTGAATAACCCAAATCCCAAGCTCTCCATGCTGTACGAAGTGGGTCATATTGTTCTGTAAGATTATCTACAACATGCATCTCATTGAAGTCTGGATACACAATAGGTCCTTTAGGCTGCAGTTGAAACTTACCGCCTTCACTAAATCTCCAATGCATTGCATTTTCTGTAAATCTTTTTTTGTATCTTTCTATCTCTTCTTTTTCTAGAGATAAATTATCATATACATCTATAAAATGAAAACTTGTGTCTTTGTCATCTTCTTGTCGTTTGTATATATCTTGTGGTATGTAGTTGCTTGTTGCGTCTTCTACAATAAAACTCATAATCATTTTGCCAGACTTTCTTAATAGTCTAGCCAATATCTCATCATGCATGTTTTGTGGTGGACATTCGTCAAACCAACAAAAATCAATACCAGATGCCTGTAAGTTCTGTGTCTTCATTTCTGCTGACTTAAATTCTAATATTGTCCCATCCCAAAATTTTACAAAATCTAAACATCTGTTTTTACCCCAAGCTACTTTACCACCACGTTTCTCAATACTTTCTATTGATGGCAATAATCCTATGTCATTAGGCGTATCAGTAGAAAACAAGTGAACCTGACTAGACGTCCTTTGAATATCAAAAGAGGGACTAAACGCCCATATAATTCTATTACCATATTTTGGTTTTTGTACTTCATAATGAGGATGCCACCCTATGACGTTATAAGCTGTAACAGCAGCACTACAATATGACTTACCGCTAGAATTGTTACCATGGACATAAACAGAAAAGTTATTATCGTTAACGATGGACTTTTGTGCAGGGTACGGACGAAAGAAGAATAAATTTCCATACCAGTATAATAACTCTGCTTTAATCTTTGGGTCAAATTTACTAAATTCTTCATCCGTCATATTGTGAACTTTGTGCCACAAAGCCAACATTTTCTTGTCCTTAAACCACCAGTCTCTTACCATAATAATCCAAAGCCAGGATGTATTGGCGGGTCAAATCTCTTTGACTGTGCCACATCCTGCTTAATATTCATTTAATTTATCCCAGGCTTTATTGTGTAAATTAATACACGCCTTGTAACTTTGTTTCTGATATGCCCAACATTCTACTTTATCACCAGCATTACTACAATCAGGTGCTTGTGGGCACTCAGGTTTTACAAATTTTACTTTACTACTAAGTATTG